ATGCTCTCTAAAAAACTCAAGTCGCAGTCAGTAATCTCGAGCATACAACCGAGCTGTGATGTCATTGTCTGCGATGAAATGGATGAACTATGGGGCTACGTCGGGGCTAAATAACATCAGTGCTGGTTGTTTGATGCGTATGCCCAGATACGCAGGGCGGTCGTGGCCCCCGTCTTTGGTGAACGCATTTCGGCCACGCTGGTGATGTGGTTGGGTATTAGCACCATGCTCTAACGTTATCCTGCTCTTGGTCCGCTTCTCGCTCACAGCGGACCTTAAGCTCAGTTACCTAGTCCGCTTCGTGCCAAGAGCGGACTTTGCAAAATGGGGTTATTTCAATCAAAACGTAACGTCACAACCAGCCGACGCTCTCTCGCCATTTATAATTAGTAACTTTATCATTTTCGCTTATTTTTTTAGATATAGAGCGCGGCTCTCTTCCTAGATACTCAGATATTTCTGTCGGGGACAAATCAAAATCGACAAGCATGACTCTAAGTTTTTCCATTTCCTTTAAAGTCCAAGGCTTGCCATAATTTTCATAAAGAGATACCTTATGCTCCCTGATAGTTCGCTTTCTCTGAGTTTCACTTTCCCTCTGAAAAATCTCGCTTTTAAATTGTGAACGGAACTCTTTACAGAAGTTGTTATCAGTTTTTTTGTTATATAGATTGCTAAAAATAAGCTGGGATGCCGGGTCTAAATCAGGTGTGTTAATAATGAAAGCTTTGACCTTTTCCATATAGGGATATTCAATTTTACCCAATATGCTTAATTGCTTTATATTAAAAAAACCTCTCAAATCAAAAGATTTAATGAGCTTTGATTGGATTACACTTTCAATCCTGCTTGCATTTGAATAACAGTACTTTGCCATTGGAAGGGCCCATACTACCAGTTGAGGAATATATTTTTCTAATGCAATGCTCTGCCAATCAGTATCAAAGGTTTGGCTTTTTGCTAGCATGTTTTTCGGCAAATCAGAATACATTGTGGTAGATGCCCATATCTTATAATCATTCGCCAAGGCTTGATAGTATTTTGTGTGGTTATGAATTTTATAAGCTGACATGAAGCGATAAACGTCTTCGTCGTGACCAGCGTCGTAAATTGTTCGATTTCCTCTAAGATAACCGTCGTAATGTTCGGTTATCCTTCTACCTACATTACAACTTACCCCAACGTAAACCACACGACTGAAAAGTCCTTTATGGACAATAAGATAAACTCCGCTACAGCCAGATTTCCTGGCCTCTGATAGAGAACCTAAAAATCTCCATTCCATAATTAAATCCATTATTATTGCTACTTTTTTTGTTTATCATTATTTTCGTGAAACTTCAACAATTTTATCCAAAAGCTAAGGGCAAAGACTTATATAATTATACTTGTCATCGTTAGCGATTATATAGAGTAGTGGCGCTGACCTGCTCCCTGGTGATTCACACAGAATGCTGTTAGTAATGTCCGTTCCTCGCTCAAAGCGGACTGTTTAGTTCTTTTTCATGAGTGTTAAGAAAATCAAGATGGCGTTGAAACGCTTAGATTTTCACAACGCTACTTTGCTCCAACCTTTCCCTCGGTCATCATGGTAACGATCGGTTTGCTGTTGGGTTTTATGGCCCAGTAACTTTCTGGTATCAATCCCTTGTTCCTTGTAAAGACGCTCAGATAAAGATCTTTGTTCATGAAAAGTTGCTGGAGTTCCAGTACCCCAATCAATTTCTGCCAGATCACGTGCCTTGCTAAAGTTCATCGTTAGTGTATTAGCTTTTACCTGTGCGCCACGTTCAGCCTGTGAAGTAGTACGGAAAAAATGCACTAAGTATGGGCTGACTGCGTAGTCACGGCAGCGAGCTACTACATCGCGTAAACTCCAGTTGATAGCATTCAAACGTAGAGAAAGAGGGATAGCGATTTTGCTCCCGGTCTTTTCCTGAATGATATGAAGGTGGTCATCCCAAATATCGCTGAATTTCATTTTGGATATATCTCCCAAACGTTGACCGGTAACCAGCGCTAACAACATGGCATTTCCCATGTAACGATGACTGGCGTCTGCGATATCGAATATTTTTTGCCATTCTTCCAAGCTGAGGCGTTGACGGGTAATTTTTCGTCTGGGTTGCTTCGTCGCAAGGGCTGGGTTATATCCTGGCGGAACTTCGCCATAATGCTGTGCTTCCTTAAACACATCGATCAATACAGATCTTACAACCTGGGCCATTCTAGGCTGTCCAACAGAGATATACTCTTCAAGCAATTGTGCTATATCTCTGACATCAACGGCTGAGATCAACTTCATTCCTGCTCGTTCCCTGAGCAAGGATACTGGTTTAGCTTTTTGCTTATAGGTGTTGAGTCTTATATCACCACTTTTGAGCCTGTCATCCTGGATCGCTTGATAGCGATCTAACCAGGTTGACGTTGTTATCGCTTTTCCTTTACTGGTTGCGATCCTGTCACTGATGGCCAGAATCTGCCGGGTTCTTTGTTCAGCCAGGCGCGTATTGGCTTCAGTGGCAATAGCGATAGCTTCAGCTTCGTTTGTTCCCAAAGCATGGAATTTCCCTGTTATTGGATGCTTATACCGCCAATAGACTTTATTTACCTTCCTACTATAAAGCGGATATAAGTTAGGGACTGAAACATTATTCTTACGCGGTCTGGCTGCCATCAATCAAAATCCGTTGCAAAAGTAATGAGTCATTTTTCTTAATTACTGGCGTTACCAGCTCTCCAACTAACTCGGCGTCCTCGCGCACTCGCCATAACCGACCTTGTTTCATTGCCGGTGGACAAAACAAATTCTGCTTAGCATAACGACGCAATGTGGAAACGCTTGGAGGATTACTTCTGTATTTTTCAGAAGCCCATTCTTCAAGAGTTAACATTTGAAGCATATGCGATCACCTTATTACTTCACTAACTGTTCAGTCTCTGCATATCGACCCTGCACGGTCGGTTAGTTTCTCCACAAAACAGAGAAGAACACCTGCGGTGGCAGCCGCCCGGATGGATTGGGTTATGAGCCCGTCGTCCGGTGATGCTCTTCTCTGTTTTGTAAAAAGGACGGTACCAGCCGGAAGCAAGGGTACAAACTGGTACCGCCAGGACTACACACAGCATAAAGTTGTGGTGCCGGGTGCCTCCCGGTGCCTGGCGAAGGTTGCACACCAGGCGGGTGGGTATCCACAGAAGGTCGACTGTCAGCCTCAACCTTAACCCGCGTGCGCTGAGCCGCATTCACCACAACGCTAAGGATTCTCTCTGGTTGAAAATACTTAGCTGTTATGTGCCTGCTTTTAGCCACATCAGGCGAGGTGGACCTGGTTATTCCCCAACAACAAGGATTCGGTTAATCTGGTTATCCCCAACAACGCAAAAGGAAAAGAAATGTCCGGTAATATCTACACGCTGTACAAATCCCACTGTGAAAATGTTGGAAAGTATCGGGGCATTGAAATCAGTGGGGTAGTGTCATCAGTCGAAATAAGCAAAGTCGAATCAAGGGCAACATTACTTACTCTTCTGGACCTTGTCTTACATGAGCACCGGAAGAAATTCGGCACTCCCTATAATCAGTTGAATGGGAAAAAGGCTCTGGTTCACCTTATTCTGATGAAGCATCACTGGATGCCAAAACAGATTAATGAGATGAAATTTGATGAACTTCTTCTTTCAATTCAGGATGAACTCACACTTGATAAAATAAGCGTAACCGCCCAGAAATTTTTAGATTATCGAGACTGGAGATCACAAATTCATCACTTTGATGATTTTGACGAAAATGAATGGGATCCTAATTTGTCTGCACAATATCTAAAGTAACATCCTGTGATAAAACCGTGATTTCCTGATCCAGTTTTTTTAAGGAGTCTATTATTTCCTGTCGATAAGACAGCACTTCACGAAGCTGGTTTATAGCTGCCAGCTTCTTTGCCATCCACTCGTAAATTTCCTCATTTGTGTATCCGGGCGCGACGATTTTGGGTTCTGTTTTGTGCATTTCACACCTCCTCAAGTTATCAGTTACTTGTTGATGGGGACCAGATTGTTAAAGAGCTAAGCGTCCTGTAGGGCGCTTTTTTGTTGCTAACGAATCATCCTGGACTTCATATGCCCCAGGCGGCTACTTCGTGGGCGTTCTGCCTGTTTGTTGTTTCTCTTGGGTACATTATGTATCTCAAGGGTACATTGTCAAGTATAAAAAAACCTGCCGAAGCAGGTTCATAAACATTGATTAGGCTTTGATTTTGTATCTTCTTGGTTTTCCTGAGAAAATCACAGTTCCAATTATAGAGCAATTACCGTTGATCTTAATGTAAGGCTCAGGCCAGTTTGGGTTTAACGCTTTGAGATAACGCTGTGTCCCATCTTCTATCAACCTTTTGAAGGTGGTTTCACCTGTATCGTGCATCAATGCAATAACGTCGTCACCGTGGCAGGCAGGTACTTCAGGATCGACAAAAATCATGTCTCCCGGGCGGTACTCATCAATCATTGAATCACCTATCACCCGCAAGATATAAGTCATTTCCCCACAGGGTACAGGGCAGGGATACGTTTCTGCTGTGCTCAAATCAACCTCAGAATATCCAACTTCTTTCCATGCTCCGGCCTGTACCCATGATATGACAGGGACTAATGTGATTTGTTTATTAGTGATTGAAACATCAGGTTTTTTTGTGATGTTCGTTGTCTGGTGTTCTTGATCGAGCCATCCGACAGGCAGGTCGAAACATTTTTCGATGTGTCGTGCCATGCTGTCACCGATATTTTTAGTAGCACCATCTCCCATAAACCTGCTGGTCTGGGTTGGCTCGCGATCAATCATAGTGGCAAAGGAAGAATTCCCGCCAACACCATCTCTCAGTTTTCTGGCGTTAGACCGCCGGATGTCATGGATTGTTTTCATAACGAAATTAAAACCCTTGTACCGTTAAGGTACAAGTATCTTGAAGGTTCATTTCAATCATGTAATATGTATACCGGAGGTACATATCGTATGAAAGCGTATTGGGACTCTTTAACCAAAGAACAGCAGGGCGAGTTGGCCGGAAAAGTTGGCTCAACACCTGGCTACTTACGGCTGGTTTTCAATGGCTATAAAAAAGCCAGTTTTGTGCTGGCTAAAAAACTTGAGCAATGCACGTCAGGTGCAATTACGAAATCTGACTTAAGACCGGATATCTATCCGAAAGATTAGCAGAACACTTTCAATTTTTAACCACAGAACGATGAGGCTAATCGTGGGTAAGCATCACTGGAAAATAGAAAAACAGCCTGAGTGGTACGTGAAAGCTGTCAGAAAAACTATCGCGGCGTTGCCGGGTGGTTACGCTGAAGCGGCTGACTGGCTCGATGTAACAGAAAACGCTTTATTCAACCGCCTTCGTGCAGATGGCGATCAGATTTTCCCGCTGGGATGGGCAATGATTTTACAGCGCGCGGCTGGCACTCACTACATTGCGGATGCTGTCGCACAGTCTGCTGGTGGGGTGTTTGTATCGCTTCCTGAAATTGAGGAAGTAGAGAACGCCGATATAAACCAGCGCCTGCTGGAAGTCATCGAACAGATCGGGAGTTACTCAAAGCAGATTCGTTCGGCAATTGAAGATGGGGTAGTGGAGCCACACGAGCAGACAGCAATTAATGATGAGTTGTATCTGTCAATTTCGAAGCTCCAGGAGCATGCAGCACTGGTCTACAAAATCTTTTGCGCTCCAGAAAAGAGTGACGCCCGCGAGTGTGCAGCTCCGGGCGTCGTGGCGTTTTGTGTCTGTGGAGAAACTAACGCATGAACAGTTTAACGGCAAATAACCGTTTGTCGCAACAGCTGGTGGTCAGCGTCGCTGAACACCTGTTGTTACGGCATGAATGCAGATTACCAAATCACCTGGCTGTAAGTAACCACAGAGAACTTTACCTGACTGTGGGGGGCGAGTTGTGCAGGAACTTAACCGCTGGTTTCGTGACGGAAGAGGGCTTTATGTCCATGTTATTCGTTGGGAGCCAGAAACACAGCGCGTTATCTATCTTCGCAAAGACTACCCGCATGAGTGCTTTAGTCCTTTGTGGAAATTCAGGCGTGATTTTGTTGAGTGTGAAGGACCACCAGCACATTGATTCTGCCATTCCGGGACGTTACACTGTTCAGGCACCTTATAAAGCGGGTGCCGGGATTGGCGTCCTGGAACTGATCAAGGCGATATATGACGCGCCAGCGTCTTTTTTATCGTCCGCATTTGCTCACATCAAAGTTATGGTGGGCTGGGCGGGGGCATCGAAAGATGCGCCGGTTTCCTTGATCACCGGTTACGCCAACCCCGTTCAGTTCACCACCAGCGAAATTGGCGTTTCCGGTGGTGGAAGTATTTCACCGATCAAGGAGGCTGCCATCATGGCTACTGTCCCAGCCCTCACTCGTCTGAATGATGAAGACTTACATAAACTCAGTTATGTAACAACTGCACTACGTGCTCTGCGCAAGGTAACTCTTTCGGATCCGCAGGCGCATCAGGTTCTGGTAGAAACGCTTCTTAACTTGCAGGCTGAACGTATTCGTTTGGCGGATAAGGCTAATTTTCATATTCACCGTCTCCTGAATATCAGCGGAGGGCATCGTCATGCTTAATCCGTTGTTCCTCAATATTTGCCGTTTGCTTCAGCGTAAAAAAACATCAATTCCTACAGTTGGGCAGTGGTACACCACGCCTGCAGGGCATGTTCTACGTGTTAGCCTGGTTGACCGTGAATGTCAGAAGGTGATTTGTGAACCGCTGGGCCGTAATTACCGCATCAGTATGCCGCTTATAGCCTTTTGCTCCGGAAAAAACATGAAGCATCTCGGAGGTGCAGCATGAGTATGGAGCTGATGGTTAAAGCGATGAAAATTCGAGTGGGTAATCCATTGCGAAAACTGGTTCTGATCAAGCTGGCTGATAATGCCAGCGATCAGGGTGAGTGCTGGCCCAGCTACCAGCATATTGCTGACCAGTGCGAGATTAGCAAACGTTCTGTGATGAATCATATTGCGGCCCTTTGTGAGTCCGGGCTGGTAAAAAAAGTCACCCGGAAAGGTGAAAAAGGTAACTCAAGTAATATCTATCTCCTTCATCTGGATGGTGCAGGAGATTCACTAGGGGGTAGAGCAAATAATTCACTATCTGGTGCAGCAAATTCACCATGTAGTGCAGGAGTTGCACTAGGGGGTAGTGCAGGAGATTCACCCAGAACCAGTCACTCTTTTGAACCAGTCAAAGAACCAGTCAATGAACCAATAGCTGTTGGTGCATCAGCTGATGAGTCCGTGCGAGTTCGTTCAAACCGACCGGAATACTCTCCGGAGTTTGAGCAGGCATGGCTGGTATATCCCAAACGTGCTGGTGGCAATTCAAAATCTGCAGCCTTCAAAGCCTGGAAAGCCCGTTTGAATGAGGGGGTAAACCCCGAAACCATGCTGGAAGGTGTGAAACGCTACGCGGGCTGGGTATCTGCGATGGGTAACAGCGGCACACAATTTGTGAAACAGGCTGTCACGTTCTTTGGCCCGGATCGTCATTTCGAAGAACCCTGGGAAGTTCCTGCGGTATCTGCAGCCAGACGCGAGGACCCGTACTTCAAAGCCAGTTACGACAACGTGGACTACAGCCAGATCCCGGCAGGATTCAGGGGGTGATTATGAGTCTTTTGAATGAAGTTCAGAAATTCATTGAAGCCCATCCGGGGTGTACTTCCGGAGACATTGCAGATGCTTTTGCAGGTTACTCACGGCAGCGCGTTCTGCAGTCTGCAAGCAAGTTACGTCAGAGTGGGCGTGTGGCTCACCGTTGTGAAGGGGATACACGCAGACATTTCCCGCGCCAGACAAAGATATCGCCGGAGGCGGAACGGCAACCAGTTCGTGAAACCAGATCTGTGCGCAATTTCTATGTCGGCACTAACGACCCGCGGGTGGTTTTGTGCCTGGCCCGCCAGGCGGAAGAACTGGAGTCCAGGGGCTTATTTCGTCGTGCTGCAACCGTGTGGATGGCGGCATTCCGTGAAAGCCACTCCCAGCCAGAACGAAACAATTTTCTGGCGCGTCGTGAGCGGTGCTTACGGAAAAGCAGCAAGCGCGCTGCATCGGGTGAAGAGTGGTATCTGTCAGGGAATTACGTGGGGGCTTAATGACGACGTTAACTCAATGCCAGCAGCAGGTGCTGGATATGCTGATTTCTTATCAGAAAGAACGTGGCTTCCCGCCAACCAATCAGGAGGTGGCAACCATGCTGGGATACCGTTCGGTGAATGCAGCGGTGGAGCATCTTCGTGCGCTGGAGAAAAAAGGCGTCATCACGATAAAGCGTGGCGTGGCCCGGGGGATAACGCTTCATACCGCGGTGAAGGACGACGACAGCGAGGCGGTCGGGATTATCCGCTCACTGCTTGCCGGTGAGGAAAACGCCAGGCTGCGTGCAGCCCACTGGTTACATGAGAGGGGCCTGAAAGTATGAAGCTTATTCTGCCTTTTCCGCCCAGCGTGAACACGTACTGGCGACACCCCAACAAAGGGGCGTTTGCTGGTAAGAGCCTGATAAGCACGGCGGGGCGAAAATTCCAGAGCGCGGCGTGCGCAGCAATAGTTGAGCAGTTACGTCGTCTGCCGAAACCAACGTCGGCACCTGCTGCAGTGGAGATCGTGTTGTTTCCACCGGATAACCGGATCCGCGATCTGGACAACTATAACAAGGCGCTGTTTGACGCCCTGACCCACTCGGGTGTGTGGGAAGACGACAGTCAGGTGAAAAGAATGCTGGTGGAGTGGGGACCGGTTATCCCGGAAGGGAAGGTCGAGATCACTATCAGTAAGTACGAGAAACCGGCGGGTGCAGCCGCCTGATTAAGAGGAGAAACGAAGTATGAATAATCTGATGGTCATTGATGGTATTGAAGTTCGTCGTGATGCTTATGGTCGTTACAGCCTGAACGATCTGCACAGGGCTGCCGGTTCTCTGGATAAGCATAAGCCTGCATTCTGGCTCCGCAATGAGCAAACTGAACGTTTAATAAGCGAGTTGCAGATTTGCAACTCGGTCAATATAGAGCCAGTTAACGTTATTCGTGGCGGAAATAACCAGGGGACGTATGTCTGCAAAGAACTGGTGTATGCCTATGCAATGTGGATCAGCCCGTCATTCCATCTGAAGGTGATCCGTACTTTCGACATGGTAACCAGCGCACCTGAAAAATTATCCGGACAGGCTGCTGACAAGATGCAGGCTGGCGTGATTCTGCTGGACTTTATGCGCCGGGAGTTAAATCTGTCTAACTCTTCAGTGCTTGGAGCCTGTCAGAAACTTCAGGAGGCTGTTGGCTTACCGAATCTGGCACCGCGCTATGCCATTGATGCTCCTGCTGATGCACACGATGGCTCAAGTCGCCCGACACTGTCACTGAGTGCACTGCTGAAACAGTATGGTATCCGCCTGACGGCTAATCAGGCATATCACCAGATGGTGAAGCTGGGGATCGTCGAGCAGCGCGAACGATACAGCCGTACCGCGATTAACAACATCAAAAAATTCTGGTCGCTGACAGCGAAAGGTTGCATGTTCGGCAAGAACATCACCAGTCCCGCAAATCCGCGCGAGACGCAGCCGCATTTCTTCGAATCCCGATTCCCTGAGCTGTTAAAGCTGCTCGATACCGTTCATTGAGGTGACCGTGAGAGCACTACTGACCCCTGAAATTGCCCCGCGTATGGGGATCGTATTGTTCAGGCCAGGTTCAGAGCTGATGCCCCTGTTTATGCAGGGGCGTGTCCTGCTGGAGCCTGAGCCGGAACGTTACTCATCTTTCGCCAGTGGTGCCGTTCCGGCGGCATCACAACCGCTGGCGGATGATCCTGCCGTTCGGGCCGTGTTCCGCAATGAGGCAGTGATCCGTCGTGCTGGTGGCGTGGAATGTCTTGAAAGCTGGTTACTTCGTGAAAAAGGCTGCCAGTGGCCTCATTCCGACTGGCACAGCGAGAACATGACCACAATGCGACACGCTCCGGGCGCAATCCGTCTGTGCTGGCACTGCGATAACCAGCTGCGCGATCAGTTCACGGAACGGCTGGAATCAATGGCAACGGATAACTGTGCCCGCTGGGTGTTGTCTGTTGTGCGTCGGGATCTCGGTTTTGATGACAGTCACGTTGTGACAATGCCGGAACTGTGCTGGTGGTTGATTCGTAATGATCTGGCGGATGCCTTACCGGAAAGTGCAGCCCGTAAGGCACTGAGATTACCGAAGCCTGTTGTGCCATCTGTCACCCGGGAAAGTGACCTTGTGCCTTCGGTTCCTGCCACCAGCATCATCCAGGATAAAGCGAAAAAGGTGCTGGCGCTGAAAGTGGATCCGGAGTCGCCGGAGTCTTTTATGTTACGCCCCAAACGTCGCCGCTGGGTTAATGAAAAGTACACGCGCTGGGTTAAGACGCAGCCGTGCGCATGTTGTGGAAAGCCAGCTGATGATCCCCACCACCTGATAGGTCACGGTCAGGGTGGAATGGGTACAAAAGCGCATGACCTCTTTGTGTTGCCTTTGTGCAGAAAGCATCACGACGAGCTGCATGCGGATACCGTGGCATTTGAAGAGAAGTATGGCTCCCAGCTGGAGCTGATATTTCGTTTTATCGATCGTGCGCTGGCAATAGGCGTGCTGGCCTGATTTTGTGGAGAAAGTTGATGCGTGATATGTATGAAGTATTGGACCGCTGGGGTGCATGGGCTGCAGCAGACAACAGTGGTGTGGACTGGCAGCCGGTAGCAGCAGGCTTCAAGGGGCTTTTACCACACGGTAAAAAGTCACGCCTTCAGTGCGATGATGACGAAGGCATTATGATTGATGGTTGTGTGGCTAGACTGCGAAAGCATAAACCAGAGGAATATGAGCTGATCATTGCACATTTTGTTATCGGGATTTCGCTCCGTACAATTGCGAAGAGGCGTAACTATTCTGATGGTACTGTCAGAAAAGAATTGCAGGCCGCACTTGGTTTTATTGAAGGTGTTTGTTTTATGCTCAATATTTAAATTAGCACGTCATTTATTAATAAAGCTAATATGCCAACACATGTTGGCATCCATGATAAGCAGCGCATTAAGTCCAATACTCTTATGCAGAATACTTCATTTTTGTTTAACTCTATTTGAGCTATTTGTAATCTGAGTTTGAGTTCATTTTGCTCTTCACTCAATCTGTTCATCATAGTATCGAATAAGGTATCTTTTGCATGAATTATGCGTTCAAGTTGACGTTTTTGAGACACTGCGACTAGATAAGTAATAATAGATGTCAATAAGATCCCTAAAAATGCCACTATAGAAACTAATTCCCCTGTCATTTGAAATATCGATATTGCAGCAACTAGTGATACAGGGATGGCTAAAGCTTTGTTGGCTATTTCAGATACGACTTTGGATATTTTGTCTGCATAATCAATTTCAGCATCGGCAATCTCTTTTCTTGTTTTATGGAAAGAGAATGCAGACATATATACAGCAAGGTTGTTGCTATATAACTCATTGATATCGTTCCAGTTTTTTATTATATTGATAAATGAGCCATTTGTCTTTGAAATATATTCAATCAGTGTATTTCTGAATGTGTTCAGTTTTTCAAGATAGTGATTATCTTTGCTTGCATCGGATTTAGATAAATTGGCTATAAGATTGATATTTAGGTCTTCAATATCAAGGACCTCCTCTGTTAAATTAGTTTCAATTACTGCTGTTGTTGATTTCGATTCTGAATGTAGTACAAAAACAAGGCGATAGAAGCTGGTGTTTCTATCACTTTTGGTATCGTGGAAATGAGCTATGTTCGATAAACATGAAATTAATTGACAAATTTTTTCAATTGTCATTATATAGTCAGGCTTTTGGGCATCATAAGAATAAAAATCACTTTCTGCAATGTAATAGTTCTTAGGCATTACGCCTTTTCGAAGAGTATTAATTTCTATAAACTCTCTTTTTGAAGCATAAAATCTATCTGCACTTCTACGTGCGACTTTAAATGAATATGTTAAAGTGGTTCCTGAATTAGGCAGATCATTTCCATCGTAAATCTCGCAACCATCAATTTCAATTTCATCGAATGAACCTTCGTTGAAATTATCATCTAGCATAGTAGTCAACAGCATTTTAATATCTGTTGTATAATCTATTGACGCCGAAAACTTAACACCGTCGAAATGGGGTGTTTTAGATTTTCTAAATAAATCTACTACAATTTTCAACTGATTCATTTTATTTTTCTTTTATAACTCAGTTTAACAAATTCATTTCTTTTAAGGCATCTTTTATTTTTTTTTGCGCTTCTATAGGGAGTCTGTTAAATGTAAGATTCCCATGCTCAGCGTCATAGAAAATTGTAGCATCAGTAGTTATGCCAAGCAAATCTTTGTCGAAATTAAAACTATATTGATCTGCTTTGAAAATAACATTCCTTAATTTGTCAAGAGATGTTTTATTTATGACGAACTCCGAAGGAACTCTAACCTCCTCGCTGTTTAAATATTGCATGAGCTCTCTTACTAGGGGGGCTTTTTTATCATCATCTAAAAATGCCATGTGAGTTGCAGAAATAGATTCAATATCTGTAAGCTTTGCAGAGCAATTGTTTCCGAACTGGGATTCTAAATATTTTATTACTGCGTTTCTTACTGCATTTGCATGAGGGCGTAATTCTTTGTGTTTTTTAAAAAACTTTTTTACCTCATTTGGAAGTTTGCGGGTTGCTCCAGCTGATGCGATCCCCTTATCACACCCAAGAGCTGCGATGAAATATGCAGCAGCAGACTGTCCCGTAGTTTTGTTGATGAAGCTTAAGTAGCTTAATTCTGTTTTTTGAACATCATCAGCTTGGTGATATTGATAGTATAAGTGAAAATTTATTTTTGCAGCTTGGTTAATATTATTTAACTCCAGATGTATCATTTCTTCTGGCTCGAGTTTTTCGCTAATTGTTACTCCATTCGTTTTTTTTATCATAGCTACAAGAAAATATCTGATGCCTGCTGAAATATAATCAGTAAAAACAATGTATCCTCCAGAAGACCAAGATTGAGATTTGGCTGAATGATACATTTGTTCCATTATTTTCTTTGTTAAGTTAATAAAGTCAATAGATTGAGAAGTTGCTGTTTGGTGATACTGATCAAATAATACCGGGATTGGACCTTGTTCTTTTGGGGCGCTTTTGAATACACCGTAATGTGCTGAGTTGCCTTTAGAGCCATAAAGAGCAACGACCCCTTCAACAAGGGAAATTACAACAGCGTTTGTTTTATCAAGTTCAGAATCACGCAGGTTGTATCGTTTCGAGTGGTCAAAATCTTTATCTTTCTCTTTTAATAGCTCGTGAACAATAACGTGGTTGATTTTTAGGTTTGGCATTTTTTTCGTTTTTGTTGGGGACAATATAGGTTGTATGAGGATAATAAAAAGTTAACGCGTACGCAAAAACTATTGTATCGTGTTAAGAGTGGTTACTTCGCCACACAGCTTAAACCCGCCGTCGAGCGGGTTTTGTCGTTTCTGGGGCTGGGGATTCGTTGGTCCTGGCCTATTCCGCAGTTGTCCATCGGTTCGGCTTCTTTGACGTTTCCGCTTCTGATTTGCGGTACATGATGTTCCCTCAATTTGCACCTGCTGTATCAGCGAGGTGAGAGATAACTACAAATGCCTCATAACCCAAATACCTGGCTGGAGTTGGTCCAGAGCTGGTGGCGTGGAGACACACCGCTGGGCGCAGTGATTATGTCGATTGTTATGGCTGGTTTACGTATTGCCTATTTTGGCGGTGGTGGCGGCTGGAAGCGAAAAACACTCGAAATTCTACTCTGTGGCGCTCTGACGCTGACTTTTGCATCCGCTCTTGAGTATGTCGGATGGCCTAAATCACTATCTGTTGCCATTGGTGGTGGGGTGGGGCTGATCGGTGTTGATGCTATTCGTGGGGCTGCAATGAGAGTAATCGGTAACAAGTTTGGTGGCTCTAAGGAGTAATTTATGCAGGTACTAAATTCCCAGCGTAAAGCTTTCCTGGATATGGTGGCATGGTCAGAGGGAACGGATAACGGACGGCAGAAAACCAGAAATCATGGTTATGACGTCATTGTTGGCGGAGAGCTATTTACCGATTACTCCGATCATCCTCGCAAACTTGTCACACTAAACCCGAAACTCAAATCAACAGCCGCAGGCCGTTATCAACTTCTTTCACGCTGGTGGGATGCTTACCGTAAACAGCTTGGTTTGAAAGACTTCTCCCCCAAAAGCCAGGACGCTGTGGCACTGCAACAGATTAAAGAGCGTGGCGCTTTGACGATGATTGATCGCGGCGATATTCGTCAGGCAATCGACCGTTGCAGCAATATATGGGCTTCTTTGCCGGGCGCTGGTTACGGTCAGTATGAACATAAAATTGGTGACCTGATTGCCAGGTTTAAAGAGGCTGGTGGAGTGATAAATGAAGTTGAGCTATAAGCTGGTTATCGCTGCATTCTTCGTTACTGTCATTGGTTCTTTTATCTGTTCAGTGAATCATTACCACAATAAAGCCATTGAATACAAAAAGCAGCGTGATGAGAATGCTATGGCATTAGATTCGGCTATGGCGACCATCGCTGATATGCAGAAGCGTCAACGTGATGTAGCAGAACTCGATGCCAGATATACAAAGGAGTTAGCTAATGCGAAAATCACTATCAGTAATCTGCGTAGGGATATTGATGCTGGCCGTAAGCGGCTGCGGGTCAAAGCAAACTGTTCAGCAAACGGAGCGACCGGCACCGGTGGCATGGGCGATGCTTCCTCCCCCAGACTTACTGACTCCGCTGAACGGGATTATTTCGCCCTTAGAGAGCGAATCGTCACAGTGACGAAGCAAGTCAGCTATCTTCAGAGCTATATCAAGGGACAGTGCCAAAAATGATATAGTGGACTATAGCCTTCATTAAAGGATAGGATGCTATATTATGTCCTGAAGGAGATGTCAGAATGGGAAATATAGATCCATTATCATTAGTGACTACAATGGTTAGTCTTAATTTGAATGGCGTGCAAGTTTCACAGGGAACAGGGTTCTTTTATCAATCTATTGAAGAACAACTTTTATTCTTGGTAACAAATTATCATGTTGTCACCGGACATAGCCCACAATCAAAAGAATCGCCTTTAGGTGACTCAATTTCCTTCAAAGTTAGGGTGAAATCAGGTGGCAGCAAAACCATTGAGATTCCTCTTTTTAAAAACGGCAAACCAACTTGGCTTCAGCATGCAAGTAAGAAAAATGCTGATATAGCAGTAATTCCATTGTTTGGAGATAATCTTAAAGATTGCGAATTCGAAGCATTAAACAGTGGAGTCAAGAACGAGGATGTTTATAAAGGTCCGACAGCACGAGTAACACTAATTGGCTATCCATATGGTTTTCATGATGCTGCAAATATGCTTCCTGTTTGGAAAACAGGAAGTGTCGCCAGTGAGCCTGAATATGATTTCAATGGTGAAAAAACAATTGTATTAGATATCTCAGCTTTCCCTGGAATGTCTGGATCTCCTGCCATGATAGTGGCCAAAGGAGGGTATGGTGATAAAGATGGAAATATGTATGCAGGTAATGCTTATCATTTCTTAGGTATATACGCCAGCATGAATATGTTCAACAGTGAGCTGAATCTTGAGCAAGTTTCAAATGATGCTAAAAAATTTGTTACGCATACCGAGTCATTGCAGCTTGGAATAATTTGGAAGGCGTCATTAATTGACGATATAGTTAATAATTTCAACCTAGAATCTTGGCTTCAGGGATTTAGACAGTCTGCATTACAAGCGAATCTGAAATTAGGTAATGGTCTTCAATTAAGCGAAGATGGTAAGAGTGTAATATTCAAATTTTGATTACCGCCGCCTACGGGCGGCTTTTTATTTTTATCTCCATGGTTTGCTCTATCGTAATAGTTTAAGGGGAAGCATTAATGCCACCGCGAACCCCAAAAGCCTGCCGTGTTCGTGGCTGCCGCCATACCACCACAGACCCGTCAGGCTACTGCGAAAGCCACAAAAGCGAAGGCTGGAAGCAATACAAGCCAGGCCAGTCCCGTCATCAGCGCGGCTACGGTTCGAAATGGGATGCTATCCGTGAACGTGTACTGAAGCGTGACAAAGGCCTGTGTCAGTTATGTCTGCGTGCCGGTGTGGTGCGTGAGGCGAAAACCGTTGACCACATCATCCCTAAAGCACATGGCGGCACTGATGCCGACAGTAATCTGCAGAGTCTGTGCTGGCCGTGTCATAAGGCGAAGACGGCCCGTGAACGGTTAAAGTGATAATAATTCTCAACTGTCTGTGGGGGAGGGGCGGGTCAAATCCCTGTGACCTGACGTCTTCCGGACTGCCCGCCCCATCGTTTTTTTATACCCGCGAAAAATGAAATTTAACCAGGAGTGCCGCATATGGCTGGAACGGCGGGGCGTTCCGGGCGTCGCCCCAAGCCAACGGCGCGCAAGGCGCTGGCCGGAAACCCCGGCAAGCGAGCCCTGAATAAAGATGAACCTGTTTTTACGCCCATCAAAGGTGTTGAGCCACCGGAGTGGTTCGCTGAAGAAGATCTCCCTCTCGCCACGATCATGTGGCAACTGACAACCAAAGAACTCTGCGGTCAGGGCCTGCTGTGCGTGACTGACCTCGCGGTGCTTGAGCGGTGGTGTGTGGCCTATGAGTTCTGGCGACGTGCCGTGAAAAATATTGCCAGACAGGGCAACACCATCACCGGTGCAATGGGCGGTATGGTCAAAAATCCTGAGCTGACCGCCAAAAAAGAACAGGAGTCCGAGATGAGCAGTACGGGGGCAATGCTCGGACTCGACCCCAGCAGCCGCCAGCGTCTGATTGGCCTGGCGGGGCAGAAGAAAGCCACTAACCCGTTTCTGAAAATTATCGAATCATGAGCCGGAAATCTTACCCCAACGTAAATGCTGCCAATCAGTATGCCCGGGATGTCGTTCGCGGAAAGATTGTGGCCTGCCAGTTTGTGATTCAGGCCTGCCAGCGCCATCTTGATGACCTGATGGCGGAAAAAAGTAAGTCGTTTCGTTACCGCTTCGACAAGGACCTGGCTGAACGGGCCGCCAAATTTATTCAGCTGTTGCCGCATACCAAGGGTGAGTGGGCATTCAAACGGATGCCCATCACGCTGGAGCCGTGGCAGCTCTTTGTGATCTGCTGTGCGTTTGGCTGGGTCAATAAAGGTACCCGGCTGCGCCGCTTCCGGGAGGTGTATACCGAAATCCCCCGTAAGAACGGCAAATCGGCAATCTCTGCCGGTGTTGCCCTGTATTGTTTTGCCTGTGATAACGAGTTTGGCGCGGAAGTGTATTCCGGTGCCACGACAGAGAAACAGGCGTGGGAAGTCTTTCGCCCGGCGCGACTGATGTGTAAACGCACACCCATGCTGACGGAAGCGTTCGGGATTGAGGTTAACGCCTCAAACATGAACCGTCCGGAGGATGGTGCGCGGTTTGAACCGCTGATCGGTAACCCCGGTGATGGTTCATCACCCCACTGTGCGGTGGTGGATGAATATCACGAGCACGCCACAGATGCGCTTTACACCACGATGCTTACCGGGATGGGGGCGCGACGCCAGCCACTGATGTGGGCCATTACCACCGCCGGGTACAACATTGAGGGGCCGTGCTACGACAAACGGCGGGAAGTCATCGAGATGCTCAACGGCTCGGTGCCCAACGATGAACTGTTCGGGATCATCTATACCGTTGACGAAGGCGACGACTGGACCGACCCGCAGGTACTTGAAAAAGCTAACCCGAATATCGGTGTGTCGGTTTATCGCGAGTTTTTGTTAAGCCAGCAGCAACGTGCGAAAAATAACGCCCGTCTGGCAAACGTCTTTAAAACAAAACACCTCAATATCTGGGTGTCGGCGCGTTCGGCGTATTTCAACCTGGTGAGCTGGCAGAGCTGCGAGGATAAATCACTGACTCTTGAGCAGTTCGAGGGGCAGCCGTGCATTCTGGCCTTTGACCTGGCGCGTAAGCTGGATATGAACAGCATGGCGCGACTTTATACCCGCGAGATTGACGGTAAAACGCATTACTACAGTGTGGCCCCGCGTTTCTGGGTACCGTATGACACGGTGTACAGCGTCGAGAAAAATGAAGATCGACGGACAGCCGAACGCTTTCAGAAATGGGTGGAAATGGGCGTTCTGACCGTTACCGATGGTGCGGAGGTGGATTATCGCTACATCCTCGAGGAGGCCAAAGCGGCGAACAAAATCAGCCCGGTCAGTGAGTCACCCATCGACCCCTTCGGGGCGACCGGGTTGTCACATGACCTTGCTGATGAAGACCTGAACCCCATCACTATCATTCAGAACTACACCAACATGTCCGACCCGATGAAAGAGCTGGAAGCGGCAATTGAATCGGGGCGCTTTCATCATGACGGCAATCCCATCATGACCTGGTGTATCGGCAACGTGGTCGGCAAAACCATTCCGGGTAACGATGATGTGGTGAAACCCGTCAAAGAGCAGGCGGAAAACAAAATCGATGGTGCAGTTGCGCTGATTATGGCGGTTGGCAGAGCCATGCTGTACGAGAAAGAAGACACGCTGTCTGACCACATTGAGTCCTACGGGATCCGCTCGCTTTAACTGAGGTAATTATGATCATGCTGATTCTCGCGCCTCTGGTGGGCGTGCTGGGTGCGCTTTTGCTGGCATATGGTGCCTGGCTGATTTATCCCCCGGCGGGTTTTGTTGTTGCCGGGGCGCTGTGCCTGTTCTGGTCGTGGCTGGTGGCGCGATATCTCGATCGTACACAGCTGTCTGTCGGCGGAGGTAAATAGTGTTCTTTTCGGGATTATTTCAACGAAAAAGTGACGCACCTGTGACCACGCCAGCAGAGCTGGCGGATGCCATCGGGTTGTCCTACGACACCTATACCGGAAAGCAGATCAGCAGCCAGCGGGCCATGCGACTGACGGCGGTTTTTTCCTGTGTCAGGGTGCTGGCGGAGTCGGTCGGGATGTTGCCCTGCAACCTGTATCACCTGAACGGCAGCCTGAAGCAGAGAGCCACTGGCGAACGTCTGCATAAGCTGATCTCCACGCATCCCAATGGCTATATGACGCCGCAGGAGTTCTGGGAGCTGGTGGTCACCTGTCTGTGCCTGCGGGGAAACTTTTACGCCTACAAAGTGAAAGCATTTGGCGAAGTGGCTGAACTGCTGCCCGTCGATCCCGGCTGTGTGGTACCGAAGCTTAACAGTAGCTGGGAGCCGGTCTATCAGGTCACATTCCCGGATGGCTCCACGGATGTACTGAGCCAGGAAGATATCTGGCATGTGCGCACGCTGACGCTGGACGGACTGGTGGGGCTGAATCCCATCGCCTATGCCCGCGAGGCAATATCGCTGGCGGCAGCGACCGAAGAGCACGGGGCCAGACTGTTCAGCAATGGCGCGGTGACGTCGGGTGTGTTGCGTACAGAGCAGACGCTGTCAGATCAGGCTTATGAGCGCCTGAAGAAAGATTTTGAGGAGCGTCACACCGGGCTTGGCAATGCTCACCGCCCGATGATCCTTGAGATGGGGCTGGACTGGAAGTCGATGGCGCTGAACGCCGAGGACAGCCAGTTCCTGGAAACCCGCAAGTTTCAGCTTGAAGAAATCTGTCGTCTGTTCCGGGTGCCATTGCACATGGTGCAGAACACCGATCGCGCCACCTTCAACAATATCGAAGAACTGGGGCTCGGATTTATCAACTATTCACTGGTGCCGTATCTGACCCGCATTGAGCAGCGGATCAACACCGGACTGGTACGAAAAAGTAAGCAGGGCGTTTATTACGCCAAATTTAACGCCGGGGCCTTACTGCGCGGGGATATGAAGTCCCGTTTTGAAGCCTACGCTACCGGGATCAATTGGGGAATTTACTCTCCCAATGACTGCCGCGACCTGGAAGATATGAATCCGCGTCCCGGTGGTGATGTCTATCTCACACCGATGAACATGACCACGAAACCCTCCGATGGCAGTAAAGCCGGTAAGCAGAAGGATAACGCCAATGCAGACGAAACAACGTCTTGATGTACCGCTGAGTCTGAAATCTGTCAGTGACTCCGGTGAGTTTGAAGGGTATGGCTCCGTCTTTGGTGTAAAGGACAGCCACGATGATGTGGTGATGTCAGGGGCATTTGCCGCTTCCCTGCGGGCGTGGAGTGACAGAAAAGCGTTACCTGCGCTGCTCTGGCAGCACCGCATGGATGAACCCATCGGTGTTTACACCGAAATGAAGGAAGACGATGTCGGGCTTTACGTCAGGGGACGGTTGCTTATTGATGATGATCCCCTCGCAAAACGCGCACATGCACACATGAAGGCCGGTTCGTTAACCGGCCTTTCTATTGGGTACGTCCTGAAAGACTGGGAATACGACCGGACGAAAGAAGCCTTTCTGCTGAAAGAAATCGACCTCTGGGAAGTCAGTCTGGTGACGTTCCCGTCTAACGACGAGGCGCGGATCAGCGACGTCAAGAACGCGCTGGCCCGCGGGGAAATCCCCGAACAGAAAAAAATCGAAAGAGTCCTGCGTGATGTCGGACTCTCCCGTACCCAGGCCAAAGCATTCATGGCCGGGGGCTATGGCGCACTGTCCCTGCGCGACGCTGAGGATGTGAGCTCTGCACTGAATGCACTGAAAAATCTGAACTTCTAATCAGGAGAAATACGATGGCGGTAGATATTAAAGATGTCGAACAGGTCGCGCAGGAGCTGCAGCAGAAGTTTGACGACTTCAAAGCAAAGAACGACAAGCGCGTGGATGCGATTGAGCAGGAAAAAGGCAAGCTTGCCGGGCAGGTGGAAACCCTGAACGGGAAACTCAGCGAGCTGGAAAACCTCAAAAGCGATCTTGAAAAAGAGCTGCTTGAGCTGAAACGTCCGGCAGGTGGTGCGCAAAATAAACTGGCCACCGAGCATAAAGAAGCGTTTGTGGGCTTCCTGCGTAAAGGCCGTGAAGATGGTCTGCGCGATCTGGAGCGCAAGGCATTACAGGTGGGCACCGATGAAGACGGCGGCTATGCCGTGCCGGAAGCACTGGATCGCAACATTCTCACCCTGCTGAAAGATGAAGTGGTGATGCGCCAGGAAGCCACGGTGATCACCGTTGGTGGTTCCGACTACAAAAAACTGGTGAATCTGGGCGGCACGGCTTCCGGATGGGTTGGCGAGACTGACGCGCGCTCCCAGACTGCCACCTCAAAACTGGGCCTGATTGAACCTTTCATGGGGGAAATCTACGGTAACCCGCAGGCCACCCAGAAAATGCTGGATGATGCCTTTTTCAACGTGGAAGCATGGATCAACAGCGAGCTGGCAACCGAATTTGCCGAACAGGAAGAAATTGCCTTTACTACCGGCGATGGTACCAAGAAGCCGAAAGGGTTCCTGGCGTATGAATCCACTGATGAAACCGATAAGGTCCGGGCGTTCGGCAAACTTCAGCATATTGTATCCGGCGACGCGACGGCGGTGACCGCAGACGCCATTATCAAACTGATTTACACGCTGCGTAAGGCACACCGCACCGGCGCGAAGTTCATGATGAACAACAATAGCCTGTTTGCCATCCGTCTGCTGAAAGACAGCGAGGGTAACTATCTGTGGCGTCCGGGGCTGGAGCTGGGGCAGCCGTCCTCTCTGGCGGGTTACGGTATCGCTGAAAACGAACAGATGCCGGATATCGCCGCTGATGCGAAAGCCATTGCATTTGGTAACTTCAAACGGGGTTACACCATCGTTGACCGTATCGGCACCCGCATTCTGCGTGACCCGTACACCAATAAACCGTTTGTCGGTTTTTATACCACCAAACGCACCGGCGGCATGCTGGTCGATTCGCAGGCCATCAAACTGCTGAAGATTGCAGTGGCGTAATCACTCAGGGGCGCGGAACCGCGCCCCTGTTCTGACGGGTGAAGAATCATGATCCTGAAACAAGATCTGAAATGGTCACCGGACGGTATGCGTGTTGAGGTCATTCGGGCCGGTGAGTATGACGACGGGGCGCTTCCTGCCCGGGTGCAGGAGATTGCACTTCAGGCCGGGTTAGCAGAGCGCGGAACCAGTGCAAAAAGCAGTAAAGCGACAAAAGAGAAAAAAGCCACGACCAGTAAAGAGGGCTGAGTATGCTTCTGACAATGGAAGAGATTAAAGCCCAACTCCGGCTGGATGAGGATTTCGATGCTGATGACCGCCATCTGCAACTGCTGGCCTGTGCGGCACAAAAGCGGACGGAAACGTATCTGAACCGGAAGCTCTATGCACCGGATGAAACCATTCCGGACAGCGATCCGGACGGGCTGCACCTGCCGGATGATATTCGTCTGGGGATGCTGATGCTTATCAGCCATTTTTACGAAAACCGATCGTCGGTTACGGAAGTGGAGAAACTCGACATGCCGCAGAGTTTTGGCTGGCTTGTCGGCCCGTACAGGTACTTTCCGCAATGAAAATTCGTCAGGCGCAGACCAGCGCAACCTACATTCTGCCGGACCCCGGTGAACTGAATAAACGCGTCCTGATCCGCCAGCGGGTGGATATGCCCGCGGATAACTTTGGCGTGGAGCCTCAATACCCGGTTACGTTCCGGACATGGGCGAAGGTTATCCAGACCAGTGCCACCACCTGGCAGGAAACCGCGCAGACCGGGGACGCCATCACCCATTACATCACCATTCGTTACCGCCGGGGGATCACTGCTGATTATGAGGTGGTCTGTGATGACAGTGTGTACCGGGTGAAACGTCAGCGTGATCTGAACGGGGCGCGGCGCTTTCTGCTGCTGGAGTGTACGGAGCTGGGCGAATTTACGCAGAGTCACGGAGGCAGCAATGGCGACTCCCTTTTTTCACGTTGATGTTCAGCAGCCCGCCGAGATGCGCTTTAAACGTGCCCGTGTCCGGCGGGCGTTTGTCACGATTGGGCAGCGTCATATGCGTGATGCCCGTCGGCTGGTGATGCGCCGTGCGCGGTCGGCACCGGGTGAAAACCCCGGTTATCAGACCGGACGCCTGGCTCGTTCGATTGGTTACATGGTACCCAGAGCCAGTAAACATCGCCCTGGTTTTATGGCACGTATAGCCCCTAACCAGCGTAATGGAGAGGGAAACCGCCGTATCACCGGTGATTTTTATCCGGCTTTTTTGTTCTATGGCGTGAGGCGAGGGGCAAAGCGTCGTCGCAGCCATCATCGTGGTGCATCCGGTGGCAGCGGCTGGCGACTGGCTCCACGTAATAACTTCATGGTGGAAACGCTTGAAAAGAACCGCAGTTGGACACGCTATTTTCTGGCGCGGGAATTGCGTAAATCACTGAAGCCGGAGCGACGACACAGATGAAACTGACGCCTGTTATTGCTGCACTGCGTGCCCGCTGTCCGTATTTTGAAAACCGGGTTGCAGGCGCGGCCCAGTTCAAAAATCTGCCGGAGGTCGGAAAGCTGAAACTCCCGGCGGCATATGTTGTACCGGGTGATGATTCTCCGGGAGAAAACAAAAGCCAGACCGACTACTGGCAGGAGCTGAAAGAGGGTTTCTCCGTGGTTGTCATACTGAGTAACGGGCGTGATGAGCGCGGTCAGTTTGCCTCGTATGATGTGGTGGACGATGTCCGGCAGATGCTCTTTAAGGCTCTGCTGGGCTGGAACCCGGAGGCGTGCGGTAACCCGATTACCTATGACGGCGGCACGCTGCTGGATCTGAATCGTCATGAGCTGATTTATCAGTTCGATTTTTCGGTCATCAGCGAGCTGACTGAAGACGATACCCGCCAGCAGGATGATCTGAACAGTCTGGATGAACTGCAAACGCTGGCGATTGATGTTGATTATCTCGAGCCCGGTAACGGGCCTGACGGCGATATCGAACATCACACCGAAATAACCCTTCCTTCGTGAGGATCCTCATGTTTGTTAAACCTGTTAAAGGGCGGTCAGTGCCTGACCCTGCCCGCGGCGACCTTTTGCCCGCCGAAGGGCGAAATGTTGACGAGAACAACTACTGGCTGCGCCGTGAAGCAGCGGGTGATATCCGGCGCGTGAATAAAAAGGTGAATACCGATGACGATAAGCTTTAACACCATTCCGTCGAATACGCTGGTTCCGTTGTTTTATGCGGAAATGGATAACCAGGCGGCGAATACTGCACAGGACAGCGGAGCATCGCTGCTGATTGGTCATGCCAATAACGGTGCAGAAATTGTTGCCAACAGTCTGGTACTGATGCCGTCGGCAGACTATGCCCGCCAGATTTGTGGTGCGGGAAGTCAGCTGGCGCGTATGGTCGAGGCTTATCGCCAGACTGACCCGTTTGGTGAACTGTATGTGATTGCCGTTCCTGAATCCACAGGCGCGGCGGCAACGGTTACGCTGACGGTGACCGGGGCGGCAACCGAAACCGGCACGGTGAATGTGTATGTGGGACGTACCCGCGTGCAGGCACCGGTGACCAACGGCGATAACGTCGCGACCATTGCCAGCAGTATCCAGGATGCCATCAATGCCGTTCCGACTCTGCCGTTTACAGCTTCATCTTCGGCTGGTGTGGTCACGCTGACCGCGCGTCATAAGGGGCTTTGCGGGAATGAAATTCCTGTCAGCCTCAATTACTACGGCTTCGGTGGGGGCGAAGTGCTGCCAGCGGGCGTACAGATTGCCGTGGCGACGGGTACCGCCGGAACGGGCGCTCCGGTTCTCACCGGTGCGGTGGCTGCAATGGCGGATGAGCCGTTTGATTATATCGGTCTGCCGTTCAACGACACGGCCTCCGTTAACACGCTGGTGACCGAGATGAACGATACCAGCGGTCGTTGGAGCTATGCGCGTCAGCTGTATGGTCATGTGTATACGGCAAAGACCGGCACGCTGTCAGAACTGGTGACCGCAGGTGACCAGTTTAACCAGCAGCACATTACCCTGGCGGGGTACGAAAAAGAAACCCAGACACCTGCCGACGAGCTGGCGGCAAGCCGTACCGCCCGCGCAGCGGTGTTTATCCGCAACGATCCTGCACGTCCCACGCAGACCGGTGAGCTGGTGGGTATGCTGCCTGCGCCGAAGGGGAAACGGTTCACGATGACCGAGCAGCAGACCCTGCTGTCTCATGGCGTGGCAACGGCGTATGTCGAAAGCGGGGTGCTGCGCATTCAGCGTGATGTCACCACGTACAGGAAAAACGCTTACGGGGTTGCGGATAACAGCTACCTCGACAGTGAGACGCTGCATACCAGCGCGTATGTACTGCGCAAACTGAAATCCGTCATTACCAGTAAGTACGGGCGTCACAAGCTTGCCAGTGACGGTACCCGCTTTGGTCCCGGTCAGGCGATTGTCACCCCGGCGGTAATCAAAGGGGAACTGCTGGCAACCTACCGTCAGCTTGAGCGTGCGGGGATCGTGGAAAACTACGAACTGTTTAAGCAGTACCTGGTTGTGGAGCGTGATGCCAGCGATCCGAACCGTCTGAACACGCTGTTCCCGCCTGACTATGTTAACCAGTTGCGTGTCTTTGCCGTGGTTAACCAGTTCCGTCTTCAGTATTCAGAGGAGTCTGCATAATGGCCCGTATCGGGGGAACCTGTTATTTCAAAATTGACGGTCAGCAGCTATCGCTGACCGGCGGCATTGAGGTGCCCATGAACAGGACGGTCAATGATGACATCATCGGCCTGGACGGTTCAGTGGACCGCAAGGAAACTCACCGTGCGCCTTATGTCAAAGGGACCTTCAAGGTGCCGAAGAATTTTCCGGTAAGCAAAATCACCTCGTCTGATGAGATGACCATCACTGCCGAGCTGGCGAACGGTCAGGTCTATGTACTGTCGTCCGCCTGGCTGCACGGAGAAGCGAACCATAATGCCGAAGAAGGCACGGTTGATCTTGAGTTCCACGGTGAAGAAGGGGATTACCAGTAATGAAAGAGCTTGAGTTAAAGAAACCGATTATCGCTCATGGTGAGACACTCTCCGTACTGGAGTTTGATGAACCCACCGGGAAGGATGTCCGCGAGCTGGGGTATCCCTACCAGATGAATCAGGATGAGTCAGTCAGACTTCTGGCGCATGTGGTGTCGAAATACATTGTGCGGCTGGCGAAAGTGCCGCAAAGCTCTGTCGACCAGATGTCTCCGGCAGACCTGAATGCAGCGGCGTGGCTTGTGGCTGGTTTTTTCCTCCAGGCCTGACGGCTGAATACCTCACTGATCGCTTCTTTGACTGCGCCAGATACTGGCGCATTAATCCCTTCGAATTGCTGAATATGCCGATCAGTGAAATTCCCTTGCTGGTCAGTCAGGCAAACAGGATAGAGCAGGAGAAACGCACACATGGCTGAATTTGAGCTTAAGGCGTTGATCACCGGTGTCGACAGGCTTTCTCCCGCGCTGTCGAAAATGCAAAAGAAAATCCGGGGATTTAAACGCCAGGCGGAAGAAGCGTCACAGGGTGGGCTGGCGCTTGGGGGCGGACTGGCAGCGGGTCTGACGCTTTCCCTGAAATCTTATGCCGATCAGGAAAACGCCGCCACCGGGCTGAAAGTCGCCATGATGGATGCGAACGGCGAGGTTGGAAAGAGCTTTCAGGACATCAATAAACTGGCTATTGGCCTGGGTAACCAGCTACCCGGTACAACGGCTGATTTTCAGAACATGATGCAGATGCTGGTGCGTCAGGGGATCCCGGCAGAAAACATTCTTGGCGGTGTGGGTAAAGCGACTGCATATCTTGCGGTACAACTGAAAAAAACACCGGAAGCGGCTGCTGAGTTTTCCGCAAAAATGCAGGATGCTACCGGAACGGCGTCAGAAGACATGATGGGGCTGTTCGACACTATCCAGAAGGCGTTTTATCTGGGCGTTGACGATACCAACATGTTGTCCTTCTTCACTAAAACCAGTTCTGTTCTGAAGATGGTGAACAAGGACGGTCTTCAGGCTGCACAGAGCCTTGCCCCCATCAGCGTCATGATGGATCAGATGGGGATGAACGGGGAGTCGGCAGGTAATGCCCTGCGAAAAGTTATCCAGTCCGGATTAAGCGTTAAGAAAATCAGGGACGTCAATAAAGTTATGGCCCGCCAGAAACTCGGGGTACAGCTCGATTTTACTGACGGCAAAGGGAGTTTTGGCGGTCTTGATAACATGTTCAGGCAACTGGCAAAGTTGCGAAAACTGACCGACGTTAAGCGAACAGGCGTACTTAAGGCAATATTTGGTGATGATGCCGAAACCCTTCAGGTGGTCAATGCCCTGATCGATAAAGGAAAGGATGGCTACGATCAGATCCAGCAGAAGATGAATAAACAGGCCAGCCTGAATAAACGTGTTCAGGCTCAGCTTGGTACGCTGTCCAACCTGTGGGAGGCAATGACGGGGACCGCAACTAACGGCCTTGCGGCTATTGGCGGCGCATTTTCTGGTGACGCTAAGAACATCACGCAGTGGCTGGGGGAGTTGGGGGAGAAATTCACGAAGTTTGCGGATGAAAATCCCCGGGTTATTCGCGGCGTCGTCGGGCTTGCTGCCGGTCTTGCGATTCTGAAACTGGGATTGATGGGCGTGGGCAGTGCCATCAGCATTGTCAGCAGGATCATGTCGATGACGCCGATTGGCATGATTGCGACGGCGATAGCCCTGGCTGCGGGATTAATTATCACTAACTGGGATGTTGTCGGACCTTATTTCAAGAAGCTCTGGGAAACCATTGGTCCTTATTTTGAGACTGGCCGGGAACTTCTTAAGAAGGTTTTTGCCTGGTCGCCGCTGGGGATGGTGATCAATAACTGGGGACCGGTTGTTAAGTGGTTTCAGGATATGTGGGACAAGCTGAAGCCAATTATTGAGTGGTTTACCGACAGTTCCGGTGACACGGTCGATGCCATTAACTCTGCGCAGTGGGGCGCGGGTGCTTATGATGCTTATGGGACGGGAATACCGGCACGGGGATACACACCTTATCCGGCGGTAGATCTGGCTCAGTCAAACAACGCCTCCGATGCCACAGGCCCGAATCCCTTCATGATTAACAAAGCTTCTGCGCCAAAAGTTGATGGTGAGATCAAGGTCTCTTTTGTGAATTCGCCTCCGGGTATGCGGGTTATGGAAACGCGATCCAGCGGTTTTGATATCAGCCATGATGTTGGCTATACGCGCTTTGGCAGGTAATGAAAAATTAATCTGTTAATGAGTCCCACTCCGGTGGGATTTTTTATGTACGGAGTTTATATGACGTGGAAAGACAGACTTCAGGACGCGTCATTTCGCGGTGTGCCGTTTAAGGTTGAAGAAGAAAGTGCGGGAACCGGTCGTCGTGTGGAAACGCACGAATACCCGAACCGCGACAAACCCTATACCGAAGACCTGGGGAAAATCACTTTCCGCCCGTCCATCACGGCTTATGTGGTGGGAGATGACTGCTTTGACCAGCGCGATCGCCTGATTGACGCGCTGAATAAACCCGGTCCCGGCACGCTTGTCCATCCGACTTACGGTGAGCTGAAAGTCTGTGTTGACGGAGAGGTTCGGGTCAGCACATCGAAGAGTGAAGGGCGTATTGTCCGCTTTGACCTGAAGTTTGTCGAAGCGGGAGAACTCTCTTACCCCACATCAGGTGCGGCGACGGCGCAGACGCTGATGTCATCCTGTTCTGCACTGGATGACTGCATCAGTGACAGTTTCAGTAGTTTCAGTATCGATGGCGTGGCAGATTTTGTGCAGAACGACGTCGTCGGTAATGCCAGCACAATGCTTGGGTATGTTTCTGATGCGATGAAAGTGGTGGATTCTGCCGTATCGGATGCCGCTAGGCTATTGCAGGGGGATATCTCGGTACTTCTGTCGCCGCCATCGTCAGGCAAAAATTTCGTTGAGCAGGTGCAGAAAATGTGGCGTACCGGGAAACGCCTTTATGGTAACGCCAGCGACCTGGTCACCATGATCAAAACGTTTTCCGGGGTCAGTCTCGGCAGCAATCTGCAACCCCGCGGCATCTGGAAAACGGACAGTAAAACCACCGCCACGGCTACGCAGCAGCGTAACGTGGTTGCCAGCACCCTTCGTACGACCGCAATCAGCGAAGCGGCGTATGCCGTCACCCGATTGCCTGCGCCCACAACTTCCGCGGTGATGCAGAATGCCACCGTGGGGCAGTCAACAACACCCGCGCAGAGCACTGGCTGGCCTTCCGTCACGCATCCGGCACTGAACAATGCACCTGCGGTGAAAAACACGGTTGACCTGCCAACGTGGGAAGAACTGACCGACATTCGCGACACACTGAATACGGCAATTGATAAGGAGTTGTCCCGTACAACCAGTGATGCGCTGTTTCTGGCGCTGCGCCGGGTGAAAGCAGATCTGAATGCGGATATCAACACGCGCCTTGAACAGTCTGCTCGGATCATTCAGCGCACACCGGATGAGGTTTTACCCGCGCTGGTGCTGGCGGCGACCTGGTTTGATAACGCGGCGCGTGACGCGGACATTATCCGGCGTAATGCCATTACGCATCCCGGCTTTGTGCCGGTGATCCCTCTGAAGGTGCCAGTGTAATGAACGACAATGTCACGCTACGGGTAAATGGCCGGGAGTGGAATGGCTGGACATCGGTGCGCATCGGTGCCGGTATTGAACGGCTGGCGCGGGATTTCAGTGTGGAGATCACCCGCCAGTGGCCGGGAGATGAGGGTATCACCACGCTTCAGCCGCGCATAAAAAATGGTTCAAAAGTGGAAGTGCTGATTGGTGATGAGCTGGTGATCACCGGCTGGGTGGAGGCGACCCCCGTTCGTTACGATGCCCGTTCGGTCAGCACCGGTATTGCCGGACGTAGTCTGACTGCTGACCTGATTGACTGCGCAGCCGAACCGACACAGTTTAACGGACGATCGCTGGTACAGATTGCGCAGGCGCTTGCTGCGCCTTTCGGCATTGAGGTGGTGAACAGCGATGCGCCGTCGGGAGTTATTCCGGATGTCCAGCCTGATCACGGTGAAACGGTGATCGAGGTGATCAACAAAATACTCGGTCAGCAGCAGGCGCTGGCTTATGACGACCCGCACGGCAGGCTGGTGATTGGTGGTATTGGCTCAACGCGGGCACATACCGCGCTGGTACTTGGGGAAAACATCCTTTCCTGTGATACGGAGAAGAGTATCCGGGAGCGGTTTTCAGTTTACCAGGTGGCGGGGCAGCGTGCCGGAAACGACGATGATTTCGGTGAGGCCACCACCACCGCGCTGCGGGCCCGCACAGAGGATGCATTTATTGCCCGTTACCGTCCGATGTATATCAGGCAGACAGGGCAGGCCACGGGGGCAGGCTGTATTGCGCGTGCTGACTTTGAAGCCCGACAACGGGCGGCGCGGACGGATGAAACCACCTATGTGGTGCAGGGCTGGCGACAGGGTAACGGTACGCTGTGGCAGCCCAACCAGCGGGTGATTGTCTTCGATCCGGTCTGTGGTTTCGACAATACCGAACTGCTTGTCTCGGAAGTCACGTTTACTCAGGACCAGAATGGCACCCTGACGGAAATCCGTGTCGGCCCACCTGATGCTTATCTGCCTGAACCCGAAGCCCCCGGTGCGCGGAAAAAGAAAAAAGCCAGAGTACAGGAGGACCCGTTCTGATGAAGGCGATTGAAACCATACAGCGACAACTCCTCGGCCTGATTGGGCGGGCGGTGGTGAAAAGCATCAGTGCCGCCACGAAATGTCAGACCGTGGATGTGTCCCTGATTGCCGGTGAACCCAAAGCCGGGGTTGAACATCTTGAACCCTACGGTTTTACCGCAAGGGCAAACAGCGGTGCGGAAGCGGTGGTGTTGTTTCCGGATGGTGACCGTTCTCATGCGGTGGTTGTTACGGTGTCGGACCGGCGCTACCGCCTGAAAGGGCTGCAGACGGGTGAGGTGGCTGTCTATGACGATCAGGGGCAGTCCGTGACGCTGACCCGGGAGGGGATCGTGGTGGACGGTGCAGGTAAAACGATCACGTTTCGCAATTCACCTAAAGCACGTTTTGAAATGGACCTGGAAGTGACAGGACAGGTGAAAGACCTGTGCGACTCCAGCGGCACCACCATGTCAGCGATGCGGCTTGCCTATAACGGGCATCGTCACAGAGAGAACGGTCAGGGCAGTAACACCGACAAACCTGATAAAGCGATGGAGGCATGATGGAACTGTGGCTGACGGTGAACGGTAAACGCATCTGCGCCAGCGCACCGCTGGATCCGCTGACCCGCGCCGTGGTGATTTCCCTGTTTACCTGGCGGCGGGCGGAGCCTGATGACAACGCCGACGTCCCGATGGGATGGTGGGGGGATACCTGGCCTGCGGTACAGAATGACCGTTACGGCTCCCGACTGTGGCTGCTTCAGCGCAGCAAACTGACCAATCAGCTGGTGCTGACGGTAAGGGGGTATATCCGCGAATGCCTGCAATGGATGATTGATGACGGCGTGGTGTCCCGTATTGATCTGGATATCCGCCGCACCGGGATTAATGAACTGGGTAACAGTATCACTCTCTGGCGTCGTGACGGACCGGTAATGATTTCTTTTGATGATCTGTGGAGTGCGATAACGCATGGCGGACAGTGAATTTCAGCGCCCGACGCTGGCAGAAAATATCAGTATGCTCCGTAACGATTTATTCGCCAGGCTGGACGTCAGCGACACGCTCCGGCGCATGGATGAAGACGTGCGGGCAAAGGTGTATGCGGCGGCGCTGCATACGGTTTACGGGTACATCGATTATCTGGCAATGAACATGCTGCCTGACCTGTGCGATGAGTTCTGGCTGGCGCGACATGCTGCGATGAAACGGTGTCCGCGCAAGGGGGCCACGGCTGCCAGCGGGTATATGCGCTGGGAAGGTGTCAGCGATGGCCTGAAGGTGACCGCCGGGAGTGTTATTCAGCGCGATGACCTGGTTCAGTATACTGCAACTGCCGATGCAACCAGCTCCGGTGGTGTCCTGCGCGTGCCGATCGCCTGCTCAAATGCAGGCGCGGTCGGTAACGCTGACGACGGTACGGCATTAATCCTGGTCACGCCGGTGAATGGTCTGCCGTCTTCCGGTGTGGCTGACACCCTGACAGGCGGATTTGAAACTGAAGAGCTGGAAACGTGGCGCGCCCGCGTCATTGAGCGGTATTACTGGACGCCGCAGGGCGGGGCTGACGGGGACTATGTCGTCTGGGCTAAAGAAGTGCCCGGCATTACCCGTGCATGGACATACCGTCACTGGATGGGAACGGGAACTGTCGGTGTGATGATTGCCGGCAGTGACCTGATTAATCCCATTCCGGAAGAATCAACGGAAACGGCGGCAAGACAACATATCGGGCCACTGGCCCCGGTGGCAGGCTCTGATTTGTATGTGTTCAGGCCGGTGGCTCATACGGTGGATTTTCATATCCGCGTGACGCCGGACACACCGGAAATACGGGCTGCCATCACCGCGGAGTTGCGTTCGTTCCTGCTGCGTGATGGTTATCCGCAGGGAGAACTGAAGGTATCGCGTATCAGTGAGGCGATTTCCGGTGCGAACGGGGAATACAGCCATCAGTTGCTTGCACCGGCAGACGATATCTCCATTGCAAAAAATGAACTGGCGGTACTGGGGACGATTTCATGGACGTGACAAACGATGATTACATCCGTCTGTTGTCGGCACTGTTGCCCCCCGGTCCGGCGTGGTCAGCCAGCGATCCGTCGATTGCCGGTGCGGCACCGTCATTAACCCGCGTTCATCAGCGTGCGGATGCCCTGATGCGGGAGCTGGATCCGCGCACCACCACTGAACTGATAAACCGCTGGGAGCGTCTGTGCGGTCTGCCGGATGAATGTATTCCCGCAGGGACACAGACCCTTCGCCAGCGTCAGCAACGGCTGGATGCGAAGGTTAACCTGGCGGGCGGCATCAACGAGAATTTTTATCTTGCACAGCTTGCTGCCCTGGGCAGACCAGACGCTACCATCACGCGATACGACAAAAGCACGTTCACCTGCTCATCGGCCTGTACTGACGCGGTGAATGCGCCGGAATGGCGGTATTACTGGCAGGTCAACATGCCAGCCGCCACAAACACCACCTGGATGACATGTGGCGATCCCTGTGATTCCGCGCTGCGTATCTGGGGCGACACCGTTGTCGAATGTGTGCTTAACAAACTCTGCCCGTCGCATACCTACGTAATTTTTAAATATCCGGAGTAATCCATGCATCGTATAGACACGAAAACCGCGCAGAAGGATAAGTTCGGCGCGGGTAAGAACGGTTTTACCCGTGGTAACCCCCAGACCGGCACTCCTGCCACCGATCTGGATGATGACTACTTTGACATGTTGCAGGAGGAACTTTGCATCGTGGTGGAGGCATCCGGTGCCAGCCTGGAGAAGGGGCGGCACGACCAGTTACTTACCGCACTTCGTGCGTTGCTGTTAAGCCGCAAGAATCCGTTTGGTGATATCAAATCGGACGGCACGGTGAAAACGGCTCTCGAAAACCTTGGTTTGGGAGAAGCGGCAAAACGGGATGTAGGGACAGGGGAAAATCAGATACCGGACATGGCCTCTTTTGCCAGTGGTGATGGATGGATGAAATTACCCAACGGGAAAATCCTGCAA